CCGTACGCATATACGTACTTGCACCCGGCGTCCGGGAAGGTCGGGACAACCGTTAAAACGGTCTTGCCGGACAGCGTGGACGCGGCAGAAGTAACCGTCAGGTTTTCCGACGCCGCCACCACTTCGACGGTCGCAGGGCCATTAAACGAAAACGTTACGGATACGGCCGCGCCGTCCGTGGTAGCACCGCCAAAGGAAGAAATCTCTTTCATGGTCACATTGTTCGTGTACCGCGTAACGGTGCCGTCCGCGTTCGCCACGGACAGCCGGAGGAACGTTTTTCTGCCGTCCATCAGGTTGTAACGGGCGCCAAAAATATAATCCTGGGCCGCGTCGCCGATCTTGCGCACGCCGGTTAACGTGATAGCCGGGTGCATGCCGGTAACGTAGTCCGCACCGAAGCCCTTACCGCACAGGAAGTAATATTCCTGTACCTGCTCGTTCAAAGCCTCGGTGATGTTGTTGAAGCCGTCGCAAACCGGCGTCCAGGGATGAGCCGCCGCGCCCGGATTTGTGTCAATTTCCAGTTCGATGCCGTACTGGGTAAGTAAATAAGACATTTAGTGAACTCCTTTAATGTTGACCTTAACGGCCAGGGACGAACCGTAAAGCCATTGTCTGTTGGCTTCACGCCCGATTAGGCGCGGGGAAGATATGGTTTCTATGGCGTAAATCTGCCATCGGTCCGTTTCGGGGAAGTCTTTTCGCCGGGTAAGCGCCGTATGGATCGCGTTTAACCGCTGTACAACTGTTCTCTGTTCTGCGCTTTTTCCGTTACAAACAGCGATCAGGCGATCATTTGAGCCGATGTCAAGGAAGATGGTGTCTTCCGACGCCTGCCCGGTCATGGCTATTGATTCATCCGGCGGAAGGGAGCCTAAGACGATCTTCACACCGCTTGCCGTTTCGGCCATGTCAATAACGGCCTGTAAGATGTCATCGTACATTAAGCGTTAGCCCCCTTTACGAACTCGTTTTGTGCCACTTGTTCCCACGCCTTGCCGTATTCCTTTTTCGCGGCTTCCACCCACATCGTGGTTGCGCGGGCATTTTTAGACGTATCGTGGTTTTTTACGACGTGCGACCCGTCCGGCCAACAGCCGTAATACTGGTATGCCGCATACACCGCGCTCCAGGTCGCGCAGGAATAGCCGTCGATGGTCTCCACCCGTCCGGAATCCTCCAACGTGCCCTGGTCGTGCGGCGTGAATGGCCGGCAATCATCCAGAATCTGCTGTGCCAGGATTGGCCCGCAGTACTTTTTCCCCTTGTCCAACCTTGCGGCCAGATGGGCCTTATCAAGCTTTACAGATACCGCCATCAGACCAACCCCAGTTCCCAATGGTGCAGATTGCCTTCGTCGTCCGGCAGGCGGTCAACCATGGCCACCGTGTAAGGGCCTGTGACGGCCCCGGAACGGCTTGCAACGGTCACGGTCATCTGTCCCCCGGCCTCCTGCGCGGACGTCTGTAAAGCCCAGAAATCAAGCGCAGGTGCCGAAACTTTACCGTCAATGAAGAGGATCCCGCGAAGAGTGACCTCCGTGTTTTCGGCGGTGCGGTGCGTAGAGTTGTCCGCCTGGAGGTGCACGTGAGTCACGGTGTAGGTGGCGCCCGTTGGGTTCTGGTACCGATCAACGCCTGACGGTACGAAAAACACGGCGGTGTCTCTTAAGATGGTCCGAGGAATAGATTTAAGCAAATCAGACCACCCCCCAGGGCCACGGCACGCGGTGAGGATCTCCCAGCACCGGGACAGCAGGATCCAGCAGTCCGCTCTGTTCCAGGGCAGCAATGGCTGCCGCTCCCACCATCGTAGATGCTCCCGTATTGATGGCGCTGTTCTGCCGTGCTCCGCCTATATGTACCTTTCCGACGGTCCACTCCACCGCGGTCTCACCGTTGACGGAGATCTCGGTCCCATTCAGCGCATAATATTCGACCTGGGCGCACAGTGCTTCTTTTACGGCCTGCTGCTGGAAGGAGGGAAGGGCGGCGAAGCTGTCCTCCGTCGCCCTTCCGTGGGTAATCTGTTTGATGATCCGCTCCGCCTTTTTCTCGGCTCGCGCGAAATCGCTCTCGGCGATAGGCTCCCCGCCGAAATCGACGGAATAATAGGTATAATCCACTATCGCCATAAAAGCCTCCTTACGCGCCGACAACCAGGACGGCATTGCCGCCAGCAACGACCTTGCCGCTCTGGTGATTAACCAGGGCCACGGTGATATAGTTGCCAGCGGTTGCGCCGGTGAGGTTGATGGTGGAGTTGTATGCAGGCTGCCACACGCTGCCGGAGGGCAGGGTCGCACCGTAGGTCAGAGACACAGCGGAAGCCCCGGTGGTGTAGACCAGATCAAGGCCAGCGGGGACGCTGCCGCCGATGCCGAACTGGGAACCGGCGACGGTCACGACAGACGCACCAGCCGCAGCACCAGCAACGGAGGCCACAGCCAGTACGCCGAGCGTGCGAGTGCCACTGATGTTGGCGAAGATGCCAGCCTGACGCTGCCGCAGGGCAAACACGTCATAGTAGTACCGCTCGTAGTAGAGCCATTTGCCCTTGCTCTGCGCGGTGGGCGGGGAGATCATGGACACGTCATAGACGATAGGCGCAGCCAGGGAATCCGGGTTGTAGAACAGCATGTTGATGGTCTGGGAACCGGCGACAGTAGCCCAGCCGTCCGCGAAACTGTACTCGGTCTGCATCATGTCGTCGGGGACTTCCTGGATGCGCACGCCGTCCAGTCGAGCAATGTTGCGGTCAACGCCGCGGAAGCCCTCGGCGGTGTCCACAAAGCGGGTCAGGCCAGCGGCCTCTTTCAGCAGCTTGTAGGTGTCTGGGGTCATCTTGACGGACAGACGATCACGGTTGACGCGCTGATTCGTCATTTCGGCCAGGTAAGCATCCCAGGTCTCAAGGATGTTCGCGGCGGTCAGCGTGGTTGCATCGGTGCCGCCGAAGCCAACGGCAAAGCCCGCCAGCTTCTGGGACATATAGGCGTCCTGCTCGGGGATTTTATGAAACTCATTGAACGTCCGGGAGACGTTGGCAATGGTGGCGACCTCGTCGGTCTCGACCATATCCATAGGATCGACCAGGGTGTCCCACTCACGATCCTGTGTCATATCGTGGGCCTCCCAATCCAGATTCCAGTTTCGGTTAAAACCGCCGTCGATGCGGTCACGGTTGACCGGGCGGCTGCCGCTGGTGGTCATGGAGGGAAGATAGACGGTCTTACCTCTGAGGGGCCGGAACCGCTGAGATTCGCCAGCGTTCCAGATGTCGCCGTAGTAAGACAGATATGGATAGGCATTCGCCAGCTCACGGCCATACTGAGCCGCATAGTTTACGGGTCTCTGAGTAAAAGGCATTTTTTGCTCCTTTGCTTAAGGCTTTTTCGGGACGAAGCCCCAGGTATCCATGAAGCTCGGGCCGGGCTTTCCGGTCGGCATGGAGCCCTGAGTTTCTGCCCCAAAAGAAGGTTTAGGTGATTCGTTTTCTGCCGGCTTGAAATACTCTTCGTACTTCTCGCCGATGGTCTTTAACTGATCCGCTACAGCAGGCGCTCCATCGCTTCTGTCCAGCATCCCGAAAACGGTCTCGCGGAACTTAGGTTTCACGCTTGCGAAGTCTTCCCCACCGATGGCGCGGAGCATGTCGCGCTCGTTTGCCAGCGCCCTGTATTCCTCCGTTTCAGTGACGTTCACAGGCGCCGGCTGAACGGCTTTTACTGCCGCGTCAATCTGTGCCTTTACGTCGCTGGTCAGCGTGTAGTTGTTTGCCAGGCTCCGGTTCGCTTCCGTCATGACAAAGTCGATCTGTTCATCCGTGAGTCCCTGAGCCTTGAGATCAGTCCTTTTTAAGAGTGCCATTTCCGTCCTTTCTTTCCGCCCTGACGTCGGGCGCTGCTCCTTTTTCCGCCGTGGAGCATGGCGAATTTTTACGTTTATGGCATGAAAAAAGCACCCCGTCCCAGGGTGCTCTGATCATCAAATTTTTTAGTCGTCGTCCGGATCCGCCGGAGCCTCTTCCGCCGCAGCGTCTGCCAGACTCAGCAGCATGTCCCTCGCAGTCTCAAACAGCCGCTGGCGGTTCTGGCCGTCTGATCCGTATGCGATCCGGATGATGTCCCGGATGGCGTCCAGCTTGCTCATGATCATGTCGATCTCCATTCCAGGCCACATTTTTAAGCCTCCTTTTTCCTGGTCCGCTTTTTCTTCGGCGGTTCTTCTTTCGGTTCTTCATGGGCCTTGCGGTCCGCTTCCAGATCCGCGCCTAACGTGGCAAAGTCCGGGAAAAGCTTTCCGCACTTCCGGCAGACAATGCCTGCGTTCGTGCCCATCAGCCAGTTAACGTCATGTTCGCATTTCGTCGGCATCAGTATTCTATGTCCTCTTCGGTTGTGGCGTAGCCAAGTTCGTATGCATCCTTCTCTTTTTCCAGGCATTCCAGAATGATTGCCGTGCATTCCGCATCGGTCCGTGTTCTGCATACCTGGTAAGTCGGGAATCCCTCGCCGAACATGGTCCGGTATTTAAACATCAGGTCCATAAATTCATCCGTCATGCTTTGTACCCCTTCCCATGATCCCTTCGTAGGCCTTACACGTTTCCGGGAAATACTTTTTCATGTATCCCAGTTCATCGCCGCCCGTCGTGTATGCGCTTTGCATGTTTGCCCAGAGTTCCGACGCCGTTTCGTAATCGCGGGTAATCTGCTTTGTTTTAGCCTGGTTGGATGCATCAAAACCCAGTTCTTTGTATGCGTCCTTAAGGTCTTTTTCAATCCCCATGTTTTTTGCGGAATTGTATTTGCGATTGTAGTACCGGTCGCCATGGCCCCACGGGAGCCATTTCTCGCGGTTCATTGCGTCCTGCGTCCCGAAAAAACCGTCTAACGCGTCCTGCACACCGGGTGTTTTGTTGCGGTTCGCCATCAAATCATCATGGACCGTTTTAAAGTCTTTCCGGATGGCGCTTCTATCCTCACGCATAGCAGTTAAAAACTCGTCGGAGGATGACGCCCTCGTTCTAAGAAACGGCCACCGACTGCCCAACTTATCATTTATCGTGTCTATCTCGTTGGTGTTGTACGCGGTCTTAGGAACCATTACGTCCGTGTGATGCCCGAATTCGTGTGCAAGTGTTCCCCACTTGTCGCCATCGGCCTGGTAATCCCACTCCAGACTTTTTGAGGCGCCCTTGTAAACCCCGCTTCCGGGGA